CAGCAGGCAGCTCCTTGTGTACGTAACGAAGGTCACTGCTCCAAGCGTAACGCTCAGCACAGGTGTCAGACAGAGGAGTGCAAATGAAGTCAGAAAACCGGAGAGGGAATTTCTCAGCATCAGATAGGGTTGTGTTTAATTGGAACTGGAGTTCGAAGTTAGAGCGTCCCATGTGGGCTTCACGCTCTGTTAGTTCAGCGTCGTCGAACCTGGTATCTGTTGGTTCCCCCGCTTTAGCCCCCTTTGCCAGATCTTCCTCCAGCTGGGGCGCCAAGGTGCCTTCATATAGGCTAGGGTCAGTAGGATACCTAGAAGGCCAAACAAAGGGCTTGTAGCCTCTCTCAGATAGCTTACGATAGACGGTAAACGTTGTCTGAGGAGTACCCAAGTAGATAATCCTGCTGCTTGGCTTGGGGATAAGCACTGACTCGGCTTCAGTGACGAGCTGAAGGAGTTTCTCTCGCTGCATATCTGTGGCGGAGTTGTTTGGGACTTCAACGTCGTCATAGAGGATAATGTCCGCTCGACTACCGGTGAAGTTTCCTGTAATACCAACGGACTTGACACTAGGAGACTGTGTAGGGACACAACCCCCAATATCGAAGTTGACACGGCTCCAACGGTACTGATCACCTTTAGGCCGCATGTGAGAAAGCCAATCAATCTGCATGATGAGCTTCTGAAGAAAGATCGAGTTAGAGTCAGCGCGATCTTTGCTTGCAGAGAGGCAGATGATTTTAGCGTCAGGGTTTCTGTAGAGCTCCCAGAGAACATAGGCAGCCGTAACATACGATTTGCCAATGCCACGGAAGGCCTGGATTTGAAGTCGCTTGGGTCCATTCTGTAGATAGTCTGCGATGCAGTTCTGTGCTCGCGTAGGTGCGGGGAGTCCAAGCTCATGCCATACGGCACGAAGGAAAACTTTGAAGTCCCCCTTTAACGCCTCTTCAAGGCGGCTGATTTGGGTCTTTGGCATGAGTGTACCTAAATGGGATTAGAGCCCCGTTAAAGGGGCTCCTAGGGGCCTTAGGAAGCGGATCCGCCTCCACCACCGCCGCCACTGGATGCAGCACCACCCCCTCCAGCGCCAGCTGAGGTAGAGGTACCACCAGTGTTAGGTGTGGTTCCGTATTGAGCTGTACCGAGGTTCCAGCCGCCTACTTTTCCACCAGAATCAAGAGCACCACTACCTTGGAGGTTAGAGTTCACCTTATTGGCTGTAGCGATCTGTTCTGTGTAGGTAGGACCAAAGCCTGCGGAGTATTGCTCCTGGCCTTGGGGAATCTGCCAAGCATTGGCTTCAGATGAGCCAGGCTTGTAGTACTCATCCTTGATGCGCAGCTTATCCAGCGCATTCTCGTTGAAGTACTGAGCGAAGTTGTAGCCCTTGTAGTTGTAGTCACCATAGGTGGCCTGACGGGCTTCAGAGCGGGCATCAAGAGTAGACTGCCAGGACTCCTGCTGCTTAGTACCGAGGTCCTTGAAGAAGTCCATGCCCTGCTTGAAGGCTGTGGCTGTGTTGTTGGTTGCGTTACCGTAGCCTCCCTTCTTGGCTATCTTCATGACATTATCTTGAATGCCGAACTTAGACAGGACATTGGTAAGACCAGTCTTCTTCAGGTACTTCCAGCCCTTCTTGAATTGCTTCTTGTTGACTTGATCGAAGTTCCCGTTTTGCACATTATAAACAGTTTCAAGTGCAGAGTAGGCCCGCTTGTCCAGCTTGGACATTAGTCTTGCATTCTTTTGCTCGTTTTGGACGAACACAGAACCGACTGTGGCGTTAGGGCCGAACTTCTTTACCAGCTTGTCAACCCACTTCCCACTAAAGATCGGTGAGAGGCTGGGTGGTTGGGGCTTTGGGGTTTGAGGCCCCGTTTTAGGCGCATTGAGGAACCTACGATATATGGATTCACCAGAGGATGTACGGCGGTCCAAATGGGGCGTAGAGGGCCTGAAATAGTTGTCTGTGAAGTGTTTGGCTGCCTGGGCCACAGAGGTGAACTTAGGCAGGTTCTCGAGGCTCCTAGTCCAGCCTATGAGGCTTTTGCCAGGTGCTGGGTCATGCTTACCCATGTACTCCTCGACGAAGTACCGGAATTGGAAGGCAGCACTGTTGGGGTCCTCTCCAGCAGAGATAGCCTGTTGCCTAGCCCTGTCATATGGCCCACGGCGTGAATGGCTGTACTGGGAGAGTCCACGTCCGGCATTGTTGTTCCCCCTTTCAACCACGTCGAGGTTCGCCAGATCCTGGTTTCCAGTTTCAACCATCCAAGAGCCAATCAGGCCAGCAGCAGCATATGGAGACAGCCGCTTGATTTTGCCCTGGGAGAGAGACTCAATCTCGTCCCCTGTGAGCGCGTTGTAGAAGTAACTGATGTTGTCGGACATAATATAATAGAGATTATGTTAGGGGGCCGAAGCCCCCGGAAGTCAGTTCAGGACTGAGGTTGCCTTGCCTGTACGATTACCAGCGCGGGTAGCGCGGTTCTTCCACAGAACACGGAAGATCTCGATGATCTCGTTTGCCACTTGATCGCTGTTGATCAGAACCCCGTTGGGGAAGACCACTTCGTCACCAAAGTCGCTGTCAAAGGGACGGAAGCGCTCATCGGACTTAGTATCGTCGATGGCTGTAACCAACCCATGGAAGTCTTCCTTTAGGAAGCGGAGGAGGACATTAACTGTGTAATCAGCTACTGGGGTATTTCCAGTTGAGATTACAACATGATCTCCAAAGGAGACAGTGCGCACCTTTGAGCCACCAGGACCAGATGCGATAGAAACATCAGTAAACTTTTGAAGCTGAGGAGGAATGTATCCCATAATTAGATAGTGTATTGTGTAATTTTGAAGGGATCGGCCACTAGAACTTGAGTAGTACTAACAACGGTGATTCTGGTTGGGCGATTTACTAACCTGATTAAGGCCCCATTACCTGGGGATGGGGTGATGTGGTTTGCAGAAACACCACCAGGAAGTCTGATATAACCCCGCCCGCTAGAGCCGTGTCCGGTATAAATACACAACAACTCATAACCGAAGTCAGCTTCAGTTATCTCAGGAGCATCAATATATGTGTATCCTGAAGTTGATGTGATGACGTTAATAGTACCGAGAAGTGGTATCTCGTACTCACCGGGGGAGTCGTAGGTGTAGGCATCAATCCAAACGCCTCCAAAACCAACATCGCTGGCTTCTGAGGTAGAGCCGTATACAGTCTCGTTCAGTGGGCCGACAATAACCCTCTCCCAACTGTGCCCAGTCCAGAAGTAACTGGTGTCAGTCGTATCTTCGTAATGAATATCCCCTACCGAGGGGTTGGTTGGAAATGCCATTATGCAATTTGCATACGCACAAATAATTCGACTTGCATGGATCCTTTGGCTTGGTTACAGGAGCGACATGCCGTCGCGCAGTTCTCTGCTGTTGTAGGACCGCCTTTCGACCTGGGGCGGACGTGATCGATTGTTAGGTTGCGGTCACAGCCGCAGTAGACACACCGGTGCCCATCTCTTTCAAATATCGCATTACGCCACATTCTTTTCGCGTCGCTGCTACGTAGAGCGACCATGCTGTAGAGATAGTCACCGGGGGTTTGCATGATGATTACTTCTTAGTAGTTTTGCCATTAGCACCTTGCCGTCCGCGATTCTTCTTTGGTGATTCGGCTACGATACGTCCACTCTTGGTGTGGGACATATCCTTACCTCCTTTACCATAGACACCACGCTTACGACGCTCTTTATTGAGCTCGGCTCGGTACTTTCGGTTCTTAGCAGTTTTGTTACGCTTGCGCTGGGCAGCGTTCTTTTTAGCTCGCGCTTTGGGATTTGAGGCGTAATACCTGGCGGATTTACCAGGATTCTTTGATTTACGTGGAGCCATAGTGACCTACATCTTCTAGATAATCTGCAAGTGCTCTCAAGCGAGAGGGGCTATCACCCATACGTCCTGCAGAGACGTTACAACTGGAACATAGGATTCCACGGACATCTCCGGTAGAATGATTATGGTCTACCACTAGTGATTTAATAGACCCACATACAACACAGCAGCAATCTTGGGAAGCTAATATAGTGTTGAATTGATCGAGGTCAATACCATACTTCCTTTTAAGATCGTAGTTCTTCTGAATTTTCCATTGATCTGGATTGTTCCGCTGTCTCTCCCTCGACCTAGTTGTGGCACAAGGTTTGCAGAACTTATGCCTTGAGTAGAATTCAGACAAGTCCTTTTCTACACCACAAATGCTGCAGGTCTTCACTATTGAATCTCCTCCGCAACTTCATCAAAGGAAAGCTCTGGGATCAGACCAACAAGTCCAGCAAGTGGGCTGTTCTCCACAGGGACTCCAGTGATGTCATTAGCTTTCAACCAATCCACTGCAGCCCGGAGATCTGCGGTAGATGCTTGGCCCGATTGGATTCGTTCGATGAACTCTGCCGTAACCAGTCCATGGAGGAACTCAAATTGGTCCTCTGTCCCCATTTTTGTAGCCATGTTCAGTCATCCAGTGCTTTAAGGTCATTCAGTAGCTCCTCCACTCGAGCGCGGATGGCAACCACTTTGTCATCCTCTTTGCGATGAGGACGTTGCGTATCGATCAGGTTCTTTACGAGCTGAGCGATGCTGTTCTCCTTGAGCTTGGAAACACCAATAACTTCGGAGACAATGAATGCTGCCAGGAAGCCAATCGCTTCGAAGGTCAGCTTAACGCCAAGAATTTCGATCATGATTGATAATAAAGTAAGTGAGTGATTCTGTTGGCAAGGGAGTCTACAAGATTCTCGTAGTTCCTAGGAAGTTTCATTGTTTCGTCCCAAACTACGACAATTAGTCCCCAAGCATCGCCGTCACCGAAGATGGTGCAGGCTGTGTTCTTGTATGACCGGTTAAGCTCGGTACAAATATCCATACCAAGCTTACCGACATCAGCTGAGTCTTCAATATGGAAGGTGGCAGTAGGTAGGGGATTAGCCCCTTTACCCACCATATGGACCAGATCTAGGTTAATCGCATCCGGCCAGCTAAAAAGCCAGATGGATTTTATTTCAGGGGTCCTACTATGAACAAGGGTCATTGCCTGCTTCACTTGCTCGGCTTTCCCCCTTTTAACCCGCATCATCTCTGATACAGGTATGAATTTGTCTGTAGACGCTTTGAAGTCGGAATATATATGCACCCCAACCAACGCCGCCAGTGCTACTACTACTATTGATATCATTTTCTGAGTAAATGCACTCCAAGTCTTGCTTGGATTGATTAGGTCGTCAACCAGAGTGATTAGACCTTCAAAGATATTCATGGTCGGCAGGTAAGATACCAACCAGTACCAGGACCATCAATCTCCCATCTTGGAAGCCAATTCTTATAGCTGTAGTGAATACCTTCACCTTTACTGTAGTTGCAGTAACCACCTCTTACCAGATCAGCTTCACCTGAGGGATCATTTACTATGAAGCCTTTATCATCATAGCCTACAATGACAGACCAGTGACCACCCCCTGTAGGCGCCGCTACACGCCCCTTGTGGATCCAACCCACTGCTACGGGGTAGCCCTTATCTATCTCTGCTTGTAGCCGCTCCTTGGTACCATTGGTGAGGAAAAATGGGTGCAGTCCCAACTTGGATAGCGCTCCAATTTGAGCTGTTGCGCTGGTGGTGTCGCCAAAGTGCTGACGTACAAGGTTGTACTCATCATCTGATCTAACCTTGCCCAGATACGCCGCTAGCATGGCACAGGAGGAACTGAAGCACTCCCTGTATCCCGTGCCGCTCTTGTTATCGTATTGATAGAAATAAGGTACGTTTAGCTTGACCATACGCGTAAGGGGTGTTCAGGGAATACTTCGTAACCGCCGTGTGGTTCTACTTCACCCTGGATGTTTACGTGGTGACGGTTATCCCACACAGGTGGTGTGATTTCATTACCCTCTTCGTCATAGACACCAGGGGTAGTGATGATAGGGCCGATCTCATCGATGGCCCAAGTGTGGCTAAAGGGACGGACCTCTCCATCGGAGATCCAGCCCTGAGCTTCAGCCACGGTAAGGAAGACATCCCTGTTAGGGAATCTCATGTAGTGGTTTCTCATTGGGTGATCTCCTGTAGCTGTTCGTCAGTCAGGCGTGTTGGCCAGTAGGTGAGGC